CCACCCGATGCGCGGGCGCGGAAGTCGTCGAAGCCCTCGGCGGCAACGAACATTTCGCCCATACTGGCCGATTTCTTGGTCTTGGCGTCGCCGGCTTCCAGCTTGGCGATGATCTGCTCACACGACAACAGATCGGCCTTCAGCTTGCTCTGATCGCTGTACAGTTCATCGACCTTCGCCTTCGTCTCTTTCGACAGCTGAACGTGCTGTTCAACGGCGGCTTTGGTCTGATCGGCGTAAGCTTTCAGCTGATCGCCGGTTTCTTTCAGATCGGCCTTGATCTGTTCGTACTCTTTATCAATTTGTGCCATGGCTGAAAATACCCTTTAGCTGAGCGGAAAGTTTAGTTGCTTCACCATCGACAGCGCGGGGCGTGTCTTCATCGTCGGCAGCGGTTTGCGTGCCGTCTTTGACCAGGCTTAGCAGTCGGCGGCGTTCGCTTCGCGGCATACCCGAGCGAGCCAATGCCCGATCAAGCTGCGCGGCGGCGCTGGCCGTCTCGCTGGTGTCGTGTCCAACCTCATCGCTGGACAACAGAGAATCTGCGAAACCTTGCTCAACCGACTCACTGCCGCCGATCCAGGTTTCACCGTCCATAAGAGCGGCCATTTCTTCAACAGTTCCGCCCGTGCGAGCAGAATAAATATCTGCCATCGCCTTGTCAAAGGGTTCCAAGTGATCGGCATATTCGCGCAGTTGATGACGATTGCCAGCAACAAGGAACCAGGCGTTGTGGATCATGAAAAACGCGGACCGGGCAATTTGAACTTTGTCGCCACCAACTGCCACTACGGACGCCGCCGAAGCTGCAACACCGAGAACTTTAGTAGTTACATCACCCTTGTGCTCGCGCAACAAGTTGTAGATGGCCAACCCTTCGAACATATCGCCGCCTGGCGAGTTGATGTTTACGGTGACAGGTTGATCGGCACCGATATAACGCAGCAAGCCAGCAACACGTTGCGCGGTCCAACCTTCACCGGTCCAATAATCTTCACCGATGATGCCAAAAATGTTGATGGTGTTTTCGGTGTCGTCAGTGGTTGCAGCTTTGATACCGGAATCCCACCGCTTCAGGGCCGACTCGGAAATGTCAAATCGAACCTGCGCGGCAGGGCGATTACGCATCGCCAGCGGTAGACCTTTGCGTTTCATTGGCGGTTTCCCCAAGTTTGTCAATTGGCATCATAGCACCTTGCACGGTAAGAACCGCAGCGTTACCGCCCATAGGCGGGAGGTTCTCTTTTTGCCGCACTTCGTCACGGGTCATCAGGCCGCGATCAACCATGGTTCCGTAATACTCTGCGCGGCTTTTACTATCGGCGCGCAACAGACCTTCCACGTTGAACTCGGCGTAGAATTTCAGCTGGTCCTGTGGGCTGAGCAAATACTTGTTGATGTGTTGTTCGATGCGGTCTAGCCACGGGGCGATGACGAACGTAAGAAATCCGATCATCTGTTGCTCGATGCCGGTACCCCAGTTGCTGGTCCCGATGCTGTGCCCAACCATCCACGGCGGTACCCGGAACCATCGGCAGATTTCTTCCACGCTGAACTTGCGAGATTCCAACAGCTGGGCGTCTTTCGGGTTGATGCCCAGCTGTGCAGCGGTCATGCCGTTCTCAAGAATCACCGGCTCGCCAGCCTGCAATGCGCCGGTCTTGGTATGCACCATCTCGCGGAATTCATCGCGCTGGGCGGGGTTAACCTTGCCGGCTAGCGTGAACGCAATGGTTGGCGCAAGGCCCTTTTCGAACGTGCTGTTCGCAGCGTTCTGCGAAGCCAGGCCCGAAGCGATGACGTTCGCACCGTAGTAGATGGCCGACACGCCCCAGTCCCCGTCGAGCGTAAAACCAGGCACGCGGAAAAGCCGTGACTCGGGGATATCCCGCTGCGTACCGTCGCTTTTCGTGTAGGTGAAAATCCGATTTCCGTTGGTGTCCTTGTTGATCGCCAACCGATTAGGGACCAGGAATTTCAAGCCCACCAGCTTGTTGCCGACGTACTGCTTTTCCGCGATCCCGTTGCCCTGGAACAGCATCGATACCAGCATCGCTTCCCAAAACACGGCAGCCGTGCTGTCAGCGTTGGGGGATGTGTGAACGATGTTGTAAAGGGGATGGCCTACGGCGATACGACGCCCGTCAGGCATGCGCTCATAGATTTGCAGGGGGAGGGTTGAAATCGTCTCAGCGATCAGCCTGACGCACGACCAGACGGCGGAAAGGCGCAGGGCGGTGTCGCTGTTCACGTTCTGACCCGCGACCTTGGTGCCACCCACCTCTGACCAGAACGCGGTGTTGAAAAGGTCGATGGGGACGCCCAACCAGCCCAGCAACGCTGCCCGCAGCTTCCCAGGCTTTTTGTCAGTAATCTTTTTCATAAGTCCCCGAACGTCAAGTAAGTTTCTTCCGCCAGCAGGGCGCCGATACTCATGAGCAATGCGCACATATCGTCGATCTTGTCGGCAGCCTTTTTCCGATCAGGCGCCATATTCAAGTTATCGTCATAACGGCAAATAAAATTCGATGCGCACCAGTTTAACACGGGGTCACCGTGATGCGCCAACCGGCCCGACAGATACGCCATCTCAAGCGCTTTCATGGCTGGGTGATAGCTTTTCGTGCCCTGGATGAATTCAACCATCTCGATCCCGTATTCTTCCAGGTTGTTCACCATGCTGGTCGCGTTCCAGCGGTCATAGCCGATCTTGACGATATCGAACCGGTCAAACAGGAATTTGATATCGGCTTCGATAATCTTGTAATCCGCCACGTTGCCAGGCGTGACCTTGATCCACCCAGCCTGCACCCATCCCGCATAGTTCACCGTGCCGCGCTCGCTGCGGCTCTTTACGGCTTCCTCGGGCACCCAGCGCCAGCCGTAGGTGTACAACACCCCGTCGATCAACCAGGTAAGCCTGAAGGCGGTAAAGTCCGAGGTACTGGCAAGGTCAAGCCCGCCGTAGCATGGGAACTGCGCCAGCCATTGGAAGTCGATCACCCCGCCGCATTTCTGGAAGGCGTTCAGGTCTACCCAGCCGGAAGCCGTGGACGCCGAGCGGTTGCACCGCTTGATGAGGAATTCGGCCATCTTGCTCGGGATGTGCTTCGCCTCGACCGCCTCCTTGTAGATCGCCTCAGCAAGGTGCGGGTTCACATCCATCAGCGGGTTCGCCTTGATCCATACGGCGGGATCAAGCGGGTTGTCTTCCTTGATCTTGGCGGTCTTGTCCTCATCGTCGATCTTGTAGAACACGGCCAGGAAGTGGTCTGCGTCGTGGCCAAACACCCCTTTCAGCATGCGCAGCACGAAACCGCGAATCTCTGCCCATGGGCCGGCGTTGGTGTAGCCCTCGGTCGTCGTGAACAGCCATAGCGGGTTGCCACGGGCGCCCCCTGCCGATTGCAGCACGTTCAACAGGTCGGGGTCCTTGTGGGCGTGGATTTCATCGAGCGCCACATGCGACGGGTTCAGGCCATCCTGAGTCGATGCCTTCGCGTGGATAGGCTTGTACGCCGAGCCGCTTTCGAAAATGACAATCGATTTGGCGAAGGTCTTGAAATTGAACTGCTCGCGCAGGTCCGGGGTCATCTCGACCATCCGCTTCGAAACCTTCCAGATGATCGACGCCTGGTCGAAGGTGGTCGCGGCGCTGTACAGCTGCTTGCCTGGTTCAGGCTCGCACGACTGGCAGTACAGCATGATCGCGCTGGCCAACGTCGACTTGGCATTTTTTCGCGCAACTGCAAATAGTGCCGAGGTATACCGACGCGGGTAGAACACCCCGACACCGTTGATGTGGATCGACTTCCGCTTGCGGAACCCGAACAGTTGCACCACGAAAAACACATGCGATGGGTGCATCTCGATATCGGGGCTTTCCCAGGTGCCTTCCACGTGCGGTAGGCACTCGATGAAGGCACACGGATCGTTGGCGTGCCACTCATCGAAAAAGAACGCGCAGTCGTCACGCTTGGCGCGTTCCAGGTCATCGAGAAAACGTTGGGCAGCCTGGCGAATCGGAACGCAGAATTTCTTCCGGTGCCGATCCGCTATCGCTTCCTCTGCGTAGGCCTTCGCAATGGCGACGTAATCTTTCACTCAGCAGCCCTTACCCACTCTGCGCAACCATCCCGAACCCGTTCAGTATCACCGCCGCAGTTGCACAGGTCACCCAGTTTGCAATGCGCAACGGTAGCGCGCTTGTTCCAAACTTCTGCGGGTACCCAAGCGTTGCATCCGGTGCACTCGACAACAGGCCACGGGGACAAGTCATCGCGCACATAGTCGTCGGGGTAAAGCTTCCCAGGCTTACCACAAAATGGGCATGGTTTGAGTTCCATCATTCCCGCGTTCCTCGGTCAGCGAATTTGTTTTTCGGTTTGTCCTTCGGTGCATCCTGCTCGCGCTTGATCTTGCCGGCTGCGTGAGGCGTCAGACCGAAATCGTTTTGCAGGTTGCGGAAGTTTGCGATCCAAGACATGGGCGGCACCAGGTCGGCCATGTACTGCTTCACGATTTTCGCATGCAGCATGCACATATGGCAGAACGTCGCCATAGTGCCTTCGTTCAGTAATTTACCCTTAATCAGGATCGGCGCCAAGCGCATGTATTCCTGAACGGCCAGGGCGTCTAGCCACAGGGGCGGTGGGGGAACTTCGTCGTAACCTTGGACCTCGGGTACGGTCAGGTCGTATTCGGGGCGCCCCGGTTTGTCGGTCCCCGCCAGCAGCTTCAGGTTATGGGGAGTCTTGGCAACCATTTCTCTATCTCCACGAAAGTTAGCGAATCTCTATCTCTATCTCTATCTCTATCTCTATCTCTATCTCTATCTCTATCTCTATCTCTATCTCTATCTGGTCGATTCCCAGTGTTACAT